AGGTCATGATGGCGGTTGTCTTAGCCTATTTCGGCGGACGTACGACAGAAAAGGCCACAAGCATGATAAAAAAGAAATAAATGGCTAGAATAAATACTTACGCTATAGACAGCAATGTAGACAAAACAGACTTATTATTAGGGTCAGATCAAGGCACAACTACTAAAAATTTTAAAATTATTGATGTAGCTAAAGCCATTACCAAGTCTAACATGGTTGGGCAACCTCAAATAGCTTATGTTTACAACCAGGCAACTAGAATACCTGGCTCTATAACAATAGATGGTGGGCCTGAAAATAAAACTTTTTCATCAATAACAAGTATAGTTGTAAGTAAATTTAATTTTGGTTCAACAGACACAGCACAAGATTTATTATTATCTATGGTTGGCGATGAAGTAACTTTATCAAGTATAGACAACGCTAATCATTTTGGTACATACACATTAGATAGTGCAACTGTACTACCAGCTGATAATAATTATTATACTTTAGCTCTTTTCAACAAAGGAGGTAATGGTAATATAGTAAAAGATCAAGGTTATGTTTTAAGTAGCAAAAAAGGAGATAAAAGCTTTGTTTATACACAACAAGTTGGTAATCCTCAATCTGTTTGGAACATAACTCATAACTTAGGAAAAAAACCGTCTGTAACTATAGCAACATCTACAAATGCTGTAGTTGTTGGTGAAGTTACATACGTAAATGATAATCAATTAACAATAACGCTTTCGAGTGCGAACTCTGGTAAAGCATATTTAAACTAACAAAAAAACAATTAAAAAATGGCATTAAAATATTTATGTGATTTAAATATCAACGACAACGTTCTACAGAACGCCAGAGTGTTTTCAAACGGAAGTGCACCAACGGGCTTAATAGGAGCTATATATGTAGATACGTCAGACAGTAATAAACTTAAGTATCACAATGGTACTAGCTTTATTGCTCTAGGAACTTCAAACGCTGATGGTGATATTACAAGAGTAAACATTACAGCTGGTAATGGTTTATCAGGTACATCTGTAGATACCACATCTGGCGCTCACACACAAACATTAACAGTTGGACAAGGAACTGGTATAACTATAAATACAGGTGATGTAGCAGTATCAGCCGCACAAACAGGTATAACTAGTATATACAATACTTCTTTAATAGTTGGTGGTGCTAGTGGCACAAACCATATAAGTTTTGGCGCAGGTAAAATAGCATTTACATCAGCTAGCACGTCTTTAGCCAATATGTCTGGTACTTATTTTAGACCTGCAACTGACAACGCTATAAAACTTGGTGATAGTACTAAAAGATGGTCAGAACTAAGAGCTGTTAATATTTACGGTGCTGTAACAGGTAATGTAACAGGTGATGTTACTGGTAATGCTGATACAGCAACTGCATTAGAAACAGCAAGAAATATCGGTGGTGTTTCATTTGACGGTACAGCAAACATAAATCTACCTGGTGTTAACACAGCGGGTAACCAAGATACAACAGGTAACGCAGCAACTGCTACAGCTCTTGAAACTTCAAGAACTATTGGTGGCGTAGCGTTTGATGGTACTGCAAATATTAACTTACCAGGTGTAAACGCTGCAGGTAATCAAAATACAACTGGTACAGCTGCTGGTTTATCATCTACACTAGCAATAACGTCTGGTGGTACAGGCGCAACATCAGCTAGTGGTGCTAGAACAGGTTTAGGTGCTACAACAGTTGGTGGCAACATATTTACGCTTACAAATCCAAGCGCTGTAAGATATTTAAAAATTAATGCTGATAATACTGTAACAGCAAGAACAGCTGCTCAGTTTAGATCTGATATTGGCGCTGGTACTGGTAGTGGTTCTATTACTGGTAGTGGTACAAGTGGTAGAGTAACAGTATGGACTGGAAGTACTTCTATTGGAGATACAACTGCTTTAACAATATCTGGAAGTGATGTAACTATAGCTGGTGATCTTACTGTTCAAGGAACAACTACAACAGTTGATTCAACTACTGTAGCTATCGGTGACAATATGATGAAGTATGCTAAAGACAATTCTGCAAACGCTTCAGATATTGGTTGGTATGGTAAAATAGTATCAACTGGCGATAAGTTTCCTGGTATGTTCTATGACGCTAGCTCTGGTGTTAGCACACCTGTTTTCAAAGTTGGTATTTCAACTACTGAACCAGCTGGCACAGCGACTATTGCAACAAAAGGTACTGTTGATGCTAATTTAACTGGTAATGTTACTGGTAATGTTACTGGTAATGTAACAGGAAACGTTACAGGTAATTTAACCGGTGATGTAACTGGTGATGTAACTGGTGATGTTACAGGTAATTTAGTTGGTAACGTAACAGGTAATGTTAGTGGCTCGTCTGGATCATGTACTGGTAACGCAGCAACAGCTACTTTAGCTTCAACTGTAACAGTTACTGATAACAATTCATCATCAGAGCAACCAGTTGTATTCCATAATGAAAGCAACGCTTTACTTGATGATACCGGTAGTTTTACTTATAAAGCAAGTACAGGTAGAGTTACGGCTACTACTTTTAAAGGAGCTCTTACAGGTAACGCCGATTCAGCAACTGTTTTAGCTACAGGAAGAACATTTAGAACAAATCTTGCTAGTACTTCAACTGCTACTTTTAATGGTAGTGCAAACGTAACACCTGGTGTAACTGGTACTTTACCAGTAGGTAATGGTGGTACTGGAGCAACTACGCTAGCTGGTGCTGGTATAGTCTTAACTTCAGGAAATCAAACAATAGCCGGCACTAAAACATTTAGTTCTACTATATCTGGAGACATTAATGGTAATGCTGCTACAGCTACAGCTTTAGCTACAGGAAGAACAATAGGTATGACTGGAGACGTTGTATGGACTTCAGGTTCTTTTGATGGCAGTGGTAATGTAACAGGCACTTCAACTATTCAGTCTGGTGCTGTTGAAACATCAATGCTTGATGCACTTGCAAAAGGATTTAGTGGTGTTCTTAATAGTGCTACAAGTGGTATAGCTAAAACAACTCCTACAGGTCAAACTGTGTTTACATTAACACTGGCAACTGTTTGGGCTTCAGCAGATGGTAGAAAATGTCAAGTTGAAGTTTTAGATATTAGCGATGGTTCACCAACCTATGCTACAGTATATCCATGTGTAACTAGAACAGCTACAACTATTGTAGTTACATTTAATGGAACTGTTGCTGACAGTGATTACCATATCCTAATAAAACAATGTGGATAATAAAATAAACCGGCTCTTCGGGGCCGGTATTAAATTTAATATAAATGAGTAATATACTTTGTAATCAATCAATTGTAGGGAATTTAACCTTAAGCAACTCAGGCTCTATTATTACATTAGGTAGCTCTGGTACTGTAACATTGCAGCACAACGGTGGTTTTGGTGGTACCTTAGCTTCAAACTCTACTAGTGGAGCATTTACTATAGACTCTGCTCATGACATCACGTTAGATGCCGCTGGAAGTCAAATATATTTCAAAGGTGGTGGCTCTACTAGATATACATGGAACATAGACTCAACCCCTGAATTAGATGTTACAGGTGATTTTACTATAGACGGTACTGGTGATATAACTTTAGATGCTAATGATCACCTTTTTCTAAAAGCAGACTCAGGTGTTCAATATATAAAATTAAATGATTCAGGTACTACAGGTGGACGCGCAACTTCTTTCAGTATTAAAACAACTCATAGTGACAACGTAAAAGCTGTTTTTGGAACTGGTAATAGTACAGATGGAGATGCTCATATACAGTTTGATGGTAGTGATTGGGAAATGTCTCAAAACAATAGTACAGCTCAATTTAATATTAAAAATGTTGGTCAAGGTAATATAGCTCTTGACACTTCATATGGAGATATTACTTTTGGAAATGGATCAGGAACTATTATCGCTAGAATGGATAGAAGTGCTAGTTCGTTTCAAATTGATAGTGGTAGTTTAATATTAGGTGGTATAGGTAGAATACAAGGTGTTGATACAGTTTCTTCTAGCACAGATGCTGCTAACAAAAACTATGTAGATAATAGATCTAATCAATATTTATTAAATACAGGTTTTGACGAAAACAATGCCTCAACAAGTTACTACAATATACCTATATCTAATACAACTGGTGAAACAACTAGTAGTCAATACTACAATAATTGGTGCGCGCCTGCTGATGGTACAATTAAATATATAATGATGATGCATACTAGCAACAATGCTATAAGCTTAAATACTTATACAACTCAACTAAGAGTTATAGTTAATAATGTTGCAGTTGCTACGTCTAGTGAATTATCAGCAAGCAACGGTAACACCGACGGTAGTTATATTGAATATTCTCCAGATGTTGATTTTAGTAAAGGCGATAGAGTTAGATTTGCTTTTGGTAAAAGTAACTCCATTATGAGATGGAGAGGTACTTCAGTTAGTATAGTAATAGAATTTGATAGAGTATAATGGCAAATATAAACGATAACATACGAGGTAAAAAATTATATAAATCAGGTAGTTCTGGAGTAGACGCTTCAAAAGGATCTGATGGTGAAATAACAGTTTCTAGTGAAATAGCTACTGAGTTATCTTCTTTAAATGATATTAGTGAAGTTTTTAATGATCATGCTTTATATTCTTATAATAAGTTTTTATTAAAACAAGTTGAAGATTTAAGATTAGATTTAGAAGAACTACATGCATTTATAAAAGATGCTTTTGGTAAAGATTCATCATCTGCATCCTCAAAAGGCGCTAAAGGTGACACAGGTTCTACAGGAGCTCAAGGGCCAAAAGGCGATACAGGAGCCACAGGTGCACAAGGTCCAAAAGGTGATACCGGTGCAACAGGACCGCAAGGTCCAGCAGGCGCTGACGGCGCTGATGGTAGCGATGCCTCTGTAAGTGGTGCTAGTGGTAGTTTCACTGCAACTAGTGGTAAAAGTTCAGTTACTGTTACGGTATCAAATGGTTTAATAAGTACAATAAAATAATATGGCAACAACATATACATGGAGGATTGAAACATTAAAATGCGCGCCTCAAGTTGGAGATAAAGTAAACGTTGTTAAATCAATACCTTATGATTATATAGGCGTTGACGACGATGGAATTGAAGCTATTGTATCTGGTGATCTAGAAGTAGCAGATCCAGGCGAAGACTGGATAGAATATTCTGATCTAACAAAATCAGATGTAGAAGGTTGGTTAGAAGCTAATCTTGATGTACAAACATTAAAAAATAAAATACAAAATAAAATAGATTTAATTAAAACACCTGCTGTTGTTAAGGTTGTAAAACCTTGGTAGTTTACAAATTAGTGTAAATAGGTGATTAAATATATATACGAAATAACTTAAATTAAATAAAATGGCTAAAAAAATTAAAAAAGCAGAACTAGAAAAACTACAAGCTGTAGTTTCTAAAATTAATGAACTTAAATTAGAGTTAGGTAATATTGAAGCTTCTAAACACAGAATATTACATAACGTAGCTGAGATGGAAAACAACGATCTTGGTGAAGTTAGAAAAGAACTCGAAGAAAAATACGGTCAAGTTAATATAAATATTACAGACGGTACAATAACAGAAAGAGAAGATGAGTCTAATAAGGAAGATTAGTATAGGTAAAGATTACAAAAACGACTCTATGCATTATTCTGTTGGGCAAGAAGTATATGGTGGTCATACTATAAACTGTATAATAGAAGAAGATGATAGGTTTTGTGTTTTTATACAAAAGAAAGACGAGGTTTTACCTTGGAAAGATTTTAATAAAAACATGGCAATATCTGTAGAGTACAACTTAGATTATTAATGAAAAGTATATTTAACTTTATAGTAACACCTAAAGAAAAAAGATATAATAATACTAAAAAAATAGGTGATAAAGAATTAATACTAAATACAGAAATATTTAATCATCAAAACGTAAGTAGAAACGCTATAGTTTTAGAAGCACCTATAATGAGTTGTTCTGAAGTTGAAAAAGGTGATGAAGTAATAATTCATCATAATATATTTAGAAGATGGCGTGATGTTAAAAACAGAGAGCGTAACAGTAGAAGTTGGTTAGATGAAGATAGGTATTTAGTTTATTTAGATCAAATATTTGCTTACAAAAAAAACAATAAATGGAAAGCTTTTCCTGGTTACAGTTTTGTTAAGCCTTTAAAAAATAAAGATATATTTAGTACAGATAAAGAACAAGCTCTTATTGGTATTGTAAAGTATACTGATGGTTCTGTCAAAGAAGGTGATCTTGTCGGGTTTACACCTGGATCAGAATATGAGTTTATTATTGATGGTCAAAGATTATATAGAGTTCCTACAAAAAAAATTACAATTAAATATGAATATCAAGGAAACGAAGAAGAATATAATCCAAGCTGGACATAAAGCAGTTGATGAGTTAATTAAAGTAGCAGAAGAAAAAATTATTACTAACACAGAAGATGATGTATCTGCAGATAGACTTAAAAATGCAGCTGCAACAAAAAAGTTAGCTATATTCGATGCTTTTGAAATATTAAATAGAATACAAGAGGAAGAAGATATGTTAAACAATAAACCAAAGAAAGAAGAAAAAACAAAAGCTTTCTCTGGTTTTGCTGAAAGAAGATCTAAATAATGTATCAGCAAACTCTTTACAAGGTTATTGAACCTATTAAAATAAATACCATAAAAAGACTTAACAAGTCTAAAAAATGGGAATATGGATATAATAAAGAACATGATGTTGTTGTTATTAGTAAAGACGGTACTATAGGTGATATATATGAAATACAAAACCTTAAAATAGCTTTACCAAAAGCTAAAAACGTTTACAAGTTTGAGGAAGACAAATGGACTAAGTTTGAATACCCTAAAGCTTTATCTAAGATAAAAACTGTGTTTGACTGGAAAGAATATCCAGAAGACTTTAAAGAACAATGGTATGATTACATCGATAATGAATTTACTCGTAGAGAAGAAGGTTTTTGGTTTTATAACAAAGACGTTCCTACTTATGTTACTGGTACTCATTACATGTACTTGCAGTGGAGTAAAATCGACGTTGGAGCACCAGACTTCCGTGAAGCAAATAGACTTTTCTTTATATTTTGGGAGGCATGTAAGGCCGATACACGATGTTACGGGATGTGCTATCTTAAGAACAGACGGTCTGGTTTTTCTTTCATGGCCTCAGGAGAGGTGGTTAACTTGGCGACAATATCTTCTGACTCCAGATATGGCATTTTATCAAAGTCTGGGCCTGATGCCAAGAAGATGTTTACAGACAAGGTGGTACCCATATCAATTAATTACCCCTTCTTTTTCAAACCGATACAGGACGGTATGGACCGCCCAAAGACCGAACTTGCTTTTAGAGTCCCAGCCAGTAAGCTCACAAGAAGAAAGCTTACCAACAACGAAGCCCCAGAGGACTTGGAAGGTCTCGACACCACGATCGACTGGAAGAACACGGGTGACAACTCCTACGACGGTGAGAAACTCAAACTCCTCGTACATGATGAATCGGGCAAGTGGGAAAGGCCGAACAACATCCTCAACAACTGGCGTGTTACGAAAACCACGCTTAGATTAGGTAGTAGGGTTATTGGTAAGTGTATGATGGGATCAACATCAAACGCTTTAGACAAAGGTGGTGATAACTTTAAAAAACTTTATAAAAATTCAGATGTCACAAAAAGAAACCGCAATGGACAGACTAGCTCAGGATTATATAGTTTGTTCATACCTATGGAATGGAACTACGAAGGATTCATTGATTCTCATGGCTTACCTGTATTCGACACGCCCGAGCAAGAGACTGTTGGGCCTTTTGGGGAAAGCATAGATACAGGTATATTAGAGCATTGGCAAAATGAAGTTGATGGTTTAAAAAACGACGGAGATGCTTTAAATGAATTTTATAGACAGTTTCCACGTACTGAAGAACATGCTTTCAGAGATGAAACTAAAAACAGTATATTTAATTTAGCTAAAATATACGAGCAAATAGATTTTAATGAAGATTTAAACAACGAAGCTCAAGTCACAACAGGTAGCTTTCAATGGTTAAACGGTGTTAAAGATAGCAGTGTTATATTTTATCCAAACCCTAAAGGTAGGTTTAAAATTAGCTGGGTGCCACCACATTATAACCAAAATAAATTTGTTATAAAAAACGGAATTAAATATCCTGCTAATGAGCACATGGGTGCTTTTGGATGTGATAGCTATGATATATCAGGAACAGTAGATGGTCAAGGCTCAAAAGGAGCTTTGCATGGTTTAACTAAGTTTAGTATGGAAGACTGTCCACCAAATCAGTTTTTCTTAGAGTATATAGCTAGACCTCAAACATCTGAGATGTTCTTTGAGGACGTTCTAATGGCTTTAGTATTTTACGGTATGCCATTACTCGCAGAAAACAATAAACCTCGTCTATTGTATTATTTACGAAGGCGTGGATATAGGGGTTATTCAATGAATAGACCTGATAGAACATGGAATAAGTTATCTACAGCTGAAAAAGAAATAGGTGGTATACCTAATTCAAGTGAAGATATTAAGCAAGCACACGCTGCTGCTATTGAAATGTATATACAAAACTACATAGGTGTAAAACCAGATGGTAGTTATGGAACGTGTTATTTTAATAAAACACTGCAAGATTGGGCAAAATTTGATATTAATAATCGTACAAAGTTTGATGCGGCTATTAGTTCAGGTTTAGCTATTATGGCTTGTAATAGAAATTTATACAGGCCAAATCCAATTATGAAAAAAGAAAAATTAAACTTAAGCATAGCTAAATATAAGCAATCAGGTATGCGTTCAAAACTAATAGAAAATTAATATGGCTGAGTCAGTTGTAAAAGGTTATTTTCCGAGTCAAGTTGTATCTGACGCAGAAAAAATAAGTGCTGAATATGGTTTGCAAGTAGGTAAAGCCATTGAATACGAGTGGTTTGATAGATCTAACTCAAATCACAGATACAATCAACATCAAGCAGAGTTTCATAAGCTAAGACTTTATGCTAGAGGAGAACAATCAATACAAAAATATAAAGACGAATTATCTATAAACGGTGATTTATCTTATCTTAATTTAGACTGGAAACCAGTACCTATTATACCTAAGTTTGTAGACATAGTAGTTAACGGTATATCAGAAAGAACTTTCGACATAAAAGCTTATTCTCAAGATCCATATGGAGTTAGTAAGAGAACTAAATACATGGAATCTATAATTAGAGACATGAAAACTCAAGAGTTAAATTTATTTGCTCAAGAGGCTTTTGGTATTTCTTTATTTGAAAATGAACCTGATAAACTTCCAGACTCTCAAGAAGAGCTTGATTTACACATGCAACTTAGCTACAAGCAAGGTATTGAGATAGCTGAGGAGCAAGCTATAAATGTTTTATTAAAAGGTAATAGATACGATTTAGTTAAGCGTAGAGTTAATTATGATTTAACTACAATAGGTATTGGAGCTGTTAAAAATACATTTACTACTTCTGAAGGTGTAAAAGTTGAATACGTAGATCCTGCTAATATAGTTTATTCTTATACAGAAGATCCTGATTTTCAAGATTTATATTATGTAGGTGAAGTTAAAACAATACCTATAAATGAATTAAAAAAAGAGTTTCCAGATTTATCAGATGATCAACTAAACGCTATATCAGCACAAAGCTTAAACAATAATGGTTATTCTAATAATAGATATGATTCTACTTATTATGAAGATAAAAACCAAATACAAGTTTTATATTTTAATTATAAAACCTACATGAATGAGGTTTATAAAGTAAAAGAAACAGCTACTGGTGCAGAAAAAATAATATTAAGAGATGATACTTTTGATCCACCTATAAATGAAATGACTGGTAATTTTGGTAAAATATCAAGATCATTAGAAGTTTTATATGAAGGTGTTTTAATACTAGGTACAGACATATTGCTAAAATGGGCTCTTGCTAAAAATATGATGAGACCTAAAAGTGATTACAGTAAAGTTAAAATGAATTATTCTATAAACGCACCTAGAATGTATAAAGGTAGAATAGACTCATTAGTAAAGCGTATTACTGGGTTTGCTGACATGATTCAACTTACGCATTTAAAACTACAACAAGTAATGTCAAGAATGGTGCCAGATGGTGTTTATCTTGATGCAGATGGTTTAGCTGAGGTTGATTTAGGTAATGGAACTAATTATAATCCACAAGAAGCTTTAAATATGTTCTTTCAGACGGGATCTATTATAGGTAGATCTTTCACTTCTGAAGGTGATATGAATCCAGGTAAAGTACCGATACAGGAAATAGCTTCTGGAAATGGTAGTGGAAAACTACAAAGTCTTATAGCAAACTACAACTATTACTTACAAATGATACGTGATGTGACGGGGCTTAACGAAGCGAGAGACGGTAGCATGCCTGATAGTAGATCTTTAGTTGGCGTCCAAAAACTTGCAGCTGCAAATAGTAACACAGCTACAAGACACATATTAGAAAGTGGTTTATCTATAACACAAGACTTAGCTGAAGGTTTATCTCTAAGAATATCTGATATACTTGAGTTTTCACCTGCAAAAGAAGCTTTTATACAAAAAATAGGTAATCAAAATGTAGGTGTATTAGAAGATATTAAAAATTTATATTTACATGACTTTGGTATATTCATAGAATTAATGCCTGATGATGAAGAAAAAGCTGTATTAGAAAACAATATACAAGCTGCAATATCAGGAGGTTTAATTGATTTAGAGGATGCTATTGATTTAAGAGAAATAAAAAACGTTAAGTTAGCAAACCAACTACTTAAAATACGTAGAAAAAAGAAACAAGAAAGAGACCAACAAATACAACAAGAAAATATGCAAGCGCAAGCTATGGCTAACGCGCAAGCTCAACAAGTTGCTGCTCAAGCTGAAGTTCAAAAACAACAAGCTTTACTTCAAATGAATACTCAAATGGAGCAAGTTAAAAGTCAGCTTAAACAACAAGCAATGCAACAAGAAGCTTTCTTGAAAAAAGAATTAATGAAGTTAGAGTTTGAATTTAACATGCAATTAAAAGGTGTAGAGGTTGAAGGCGCTAAAAACAAAGAAGCTTACAAAGAAGATAGAAAAGACGAAAGAACAAAAATACAAGCAACTCAAGCAAGTGAGTTAATTGATCAAAGAAAAAATGACTCTGGTCCAAAAGATTTTGAATCCTCTGGAAACGATATTATGGGTGGAGGATTTGGATTAGGTTCGTTTGAACCAAAATAACTAATTTTATAATATTATATTATGGCTAAAGAAGAAAAAGTAGTCGAAGAAGTAGTAGAAAAAGTTGAAGAAACTCAACCTGTTGCTGAAGAGACAAAAAAAGGTGATGATCTAGTACCTGAGGTAACCGTTAGTGAAGACGGTGTACACAAAGTAGATTTTACAAATTTAGTACCAAAGAAAGATAAAAATGCCGATACAAAGCAAGAAACAGCAGACGTGGCTACAGATAAACAAGCCGAGCCTGTACAAAAAGTGGAAGAAGAAATACCACAACAACAAAGCTCCGTTCAAGATGAAGAGCCAGTTGTTCTTGAAGAAATAACAGAAGAAGAGGTACAAGAAAAAGTAGAAGATTTACAAGATGATATAGCTGATGCTATTGAAGATCAAAAACAAACTGGTGTTGAGTTACCAGAAAATATACAAAAAGTTGTAGATTTTGTAAATGAAACAGGTGGTAGTTTAGAAGATTATGTAAGATTAAATCAAGATGTAGATGCTTTAAACGAAGATCAACTACTTGTTGAGTACTATCAAAACACTAGACCTCACTTAGATACATCTGAAATAAGTTTTTTAATAGAAGATAAGTTTGCTATTGAAGAGGATATGGACGATGAAAGAGAGATTAAAAGAAAAAAGTTAGCTAGAAAAGAAGAGTTAGCAAACGCTAAAAATCATCTTAATAACTTAAAAACAAAATACTATGAAGAAATTAAAGCCGGTTCAAGATTATCACCTGAACAACAAAAGGCTGTAGATTTTTTCAATAGATATAATAAAGATAAAGAGGTTGTTGAAAAACAAACTCAAACTTTCAACAATAAAACTAACCAGGTTTTCAATGACAACTTCAAAGGTTTTGAATACAAGGTCGGGGACAAAAGGTTTAGGTTTAATGTGAAAAACCCGAATGAGGTGAAAGAAAGTCAAAGCAACATTAATAATTTTGTTAAGAAGTTTCTTAACAAGAAAAATGAAATGGAAGACGCTGCTGGTTATCACAAATCCTTATTCACCGCGATGAATCCTGATGCAATCGCTAATCATTTTTACGAGCAAGGAAAAGCTGATGCTATGAAGCAAAGTATTGCAAATACAAAAAATATCAGCATGGATCCGCGCAAAGCTCAAACTGCTGCGCCTAAACAAGGTACAACGTATAGAGCTGTAGGTTCAGATGGTAAAGAGTTTACATGGGGATTTAAAAAAAGAAAATAAAAATTAACAAAACTTAAAATTAAAAATTATGGCTTTAGCTGGAACTGGTGCTGAGTTACTACACGTAGTACCTCGCCCAAACAAACTTGCATATGACAATAACTATTTGTCAATTGCAGATAATGATTTCAACTTTGCTAAGCAGTTTTTACCAGAAGTATATGAGAAAGAAGTAGAAAGATACGGTAACCGTACTATCTCTGGTTTCTTAAGAATGGTAGGTGCTGAAATGCCTATGGCTTCTGATGAAGTTGTATGGTCTGAGCAAGGTAGAATCCACGTAGCGTCTGAAAACGCTCTATTAACTGAAGGTGGTGGTGTAAACACTATTACTTTTCAAGATGACGCTGGTGTCACTGCTGCACAAGGACAATTAAATGCTGCTCAACAAGCTGCTTTATATTCTGTAGGTGATACATTAGTTGTATCTCAAGGAATTAAAACTGCAAAAGTTAGAGTATCAGCTGTTGCTACAACTTCTATTAGCGTTTTACCTTATGCTGCTGCTTTACTTAGTGATGCTGCTGCTGGATCTTTTGATGTAACAGATCCTGGAAATGGGATTAAATGTTTTATTTATGGTTCTGAATATGGAAAAGGAACAGACAACTCTGATCAAAAGTCAGTTGATGCTCCTTTCACTAAGTTTACTAACAAGCCACTTATCATGAAAGGTAAGTACTCTATCTCTGGTTCTGACACTGCTCAGATTGGTTGGGTAGAAGTAGCTACTGAAGCTGGTGCGTCTGGTTACTTATGGTATTTAAAATCAGAAAGTGAAACTAGAATTAGATTTGAAGATAAGATCGAAATGGCAATGATTGAAGCTGAAAAAGCTGCTGCTGCTTCTACTATTTCTTTAGCTATAGGTAATGCTGCAACTGGAAATGCTGGAACTCAAACAGCTGCTGTAGGTTCTGAAGGTCTTTTTGCTGCTATTGAAGACAGAGGTTTAGTATATAACGACCAAAACTTTGGTAATGCAAATGCTGATGCTGGTATTCAAGAATTTGATAACATTTTACAAGAACTTGATAAGCAAGGAGCTATTGAAGAGAACATGATGTTCTTAGACAGAGCTACTGCTCTTTCAATTGATAAAATGTTAGCTAATCAAAATTCTTATGGAGAAGGCGGTACATCTTATGGTGTATTTGACAACTCTGAGG